ACTTACCTACAAAGATAACGAGGCGTTAGATGAGAGCATAGTCCGTCAAATAGAAAAGAACCGTGACAAAGCAGCTACGTCTAACTATTGGGCAAATTGGTGGAGGGTTTACGGACTCGGTGAGGTGGGTATGCTTGAGGGTGTAGTCTTTGACAATTGGAAAGAGATTGACAAGCTACCTGACGATGCACGATTGGTAGGCATAGGACTTGACTTTGGTTACACGAATGACCCTACTGCTGCGATTGAGGTTTATAATTGGAACGGAAAACGAATAGTAAACGAAATTGTTTACCGCACAGGAATGCTAAACTCAGACATTGCTAAGATACTTCCGTCAAGCGTTACTATCTATGCTGATTCCTCAGAGCCTAAATCTATTGATGAGATACGTAGGTTCGGAAAGACGATTAAAGGAGTTACAAAGGGCAAGGATTCGATTAAGTACGGGATTGATGTAATGCAACGACAGGAGTATTTGGTTACAAAGCAAAGCACAAACCTAATCAAGGAGCTGAGAAGCTATTGTTGGGACGTAGATAAACACGGAGTAAGGCTAAATAACCCTGCAGGAGGCAACGACCACGCTATTGATGCACTTAGATACCACGAGATGGAGAATCTCGGCTTAAATTCAAACTATGGACAATACGCAATCCGATGAGTTGCCTAAAATGAAAGCAATAGTAGAGGAATACATCTACAAACGAACTGGCAAAAAGGTACATATTGTCTTTAATGATGTGTTCAGTATGCGTAAACATTCTCAAATGTTAGCACAAGCCTACTCTTATGTCCTTGCTCAAGAATACAAAAACGATTAATTGACTTATAACAATATGGAAATCCAAGTAAAAGTACCTACCTCACTAAATGAAATCCCACTTAAACACTATGTGGACTTTCTAAACGTGCAGAAAGGTTCTAACGATGAGGAATTTATTGCTCAAAAAATGATTGAGATTTTCTGTGGTATCCGTTTAGCTGATGTTGCTAAGATTAAACTTACTTCGCTCAACGAAATGGTGCTACATTTTACAAATCTATTCTCGGCAAAGCCTGAATTTAAGCAGACGTTTAAGATTGGTGATATTGAGTTTGGATTCATTCCTAATCTTGAGGAGATTTCTTTCGGTGAATATGTTGACTTGGAGAATCACTTGCAGAGTTGGGATACATATAACAAAGCTATGGCGGTTATGTACCGACCTATCAAAACACGAAGGAAAGACAAGTACGAACTCCACGAGTACACACCAAGCAAAGACCATCAAGAGTTAATGCAGTTTGCTCCACTTGATGTTTGTATAGCAGCATCGGTTTTTTTTTACAATTTAGGAAGCGAGTTACTGACGGCTACCCTGAACTATTTGGAGAAGAACTTGAAGAAGGACAAGAACCTGTCAACGACTTTAGTGAAACAACTCAATTTGCCAAGCAATGGGGATGGTATCAGTCAATATATGGACTCGCTAAGGGAGACGTTACTAAGTTCGATGAAATTACCAAACTTAGACTTACTAAATGTCTCACCTATCTCACCTTCGAGAAGCAAAAAAACGAAATCGAAAGACGGCAACTTGAAAGACAATTAAGAAGATGACAGGATTTTACAAAGTATTAGAGTTAATTAAGTGGCATTTCGATAATGACCCTATCGTAAACACAACTACGGAAGGAGATATTTTTGAGGTGGACTTGAACAAGCAGACAATCTTTCCGCTTGTACACTTAATGACCAACAACGTATCTTTTGAGACTAACGTAGTACGCTACAACCTATCGTTGATTGCGATGGATGTAGTCAACATTTCAAAAGAGCCGACTACTGATTTATTTAGAGGCAACTCAAACGAGCAGGACGTATTGAACACGCAACTGGCAGTATTGAATCGTTGTTACGATATGATGCTTCACGGCAACTTGTGGGATTTAGAGTTTGTAGTAGACGGCAATCCAACGTGTGAGCCTTTTACGGAGAGATTCGAAAACTATATGGCAGGTTGGACAATGACATTCGATGTCTTGATTCCTAACGAGATGACCATTTGCGATACAAGCGGTTACTCACCTTTTTGTCAACCTGCAACTGTAACGAACTCAAACCAAAGTTATACGGCAACGGTAGCAAGTGGCGGAGTATTGACTTTGCCTGACACGACATTCAACGTACAAATAGACGGAACACAAGTAGCAACATCTACTTACGCAACTTTAAGCAATCAAACATTAAATCTGATATGGCAGTAACTATTAACATACCATCACAAGTAAAAACCTACGCTAATTTAGCTGCATTCCCTGCCTCAGGGAGCTTAAAAACTATTTACATAGCTGAGGACACAAACAAGACCTATCGTTGGACAGGAAGCGTCTATGTAGAAATATCTGCAAGCGCTGCAATGACTTGGGGACAAATAGGAGGCACGCTTTCTAACCAAACGGATTTACAAACGGCTTTAAACGCAAAGCAAGATAGCTTAGGATTTACGGCTGTGCCAACTACTCGCACCCTAACAATAAACGGAACTACTCAAGATTTATCTGCTAATAGAACGTTTACTATACCTACTGATTTAACAGTCGGCACTACACCGATATCTTCGGGTACAATAGGAAGAGTATTGTTTCAAGGTACGGGGAATGTGTTGCAGCAGAGTTCGTCTTTATTTTGGGATTCAACGAATGAAAGGTTGGGGATTGGAACTGCAACGCCTAATGGAAGATTTCACGTTAAAGGCTCAGTAGCATCAGAGATATTCAAAGCAGAATCAACAATCGCAGCTTTATATGCACAATTTGTTAGTTCGGATGGAGCGTGTGAATTTGGTATATACACGGACGCATTATATTTTCAACCATTACCATCATTGGCTAATGGAACACGTTTTTTAAACGGAGGAAATACAATCATAATGCAATTAGCTCAAACGGGCAACGTAGGCATCAACACCACCACAGACGCAGGCTTTAGACTTGACGTTAACGGGACTGCGAGGGTGCAGGATAATACAACCATTACAAAAACGCAAGACGCAATAACCTCATTGTCATTACTCAATGGCTCAACGGGCGCTAATGCTTCATCTCGTTTTTATTTAGGCAACACTCAAACGCAATTAGCAAAACTTTCAAGCGGCTATACTTCAGGCAGTATATTAAAAAGTGGCGATTTCTTTATGTACAATCAAACGGTTGGAAACATTACATTTTGGAATAACCTTTCAACGGGCAACATCAACTTCACAACGGGTAGCGCAAGTTCGCCACAAATGACACTTAAACCAAGCGGAGTTTTGAATTTATCTTCAGTGCCAACTTCACCCGTTGGACTATCAAGCGGCGATTTATGGAACAACTTAGGAGTATTAATGATAGTATAAATATAAAAATATGAAAACACAACCAACACAAGGAGTAGCAATTGAACCAATTGTATACCCACTAAATGCAGGAACGGCAACGCAAATGTCCGTTTTAGTTCTTAACTTTACAACCGAGGCAACCACTTGCACAACGTACTGGCAGCTACTAACTGAAGACGGACTACAACTTTCGCAAGGTAACTACACTTTGACTGAGGAAGAGTTCGCAGCTTGGGGTACTGACAACAACTACGTTAACGAGGTCGTTGCTGAAGCAATCGGAGTAGTAATCATTTAAAAACACGAATATGTTAACGCTATCAGAAAAACAAGTAAAGCAATTGGAAACGGTAATCAGTCAAATGCCTACAATGTGGGGTTTGCAGATTATCAACATCCTAAACGCAAAGGACGAGGAAAACACGGATGCAGAAAGCGGAAGTACAGAAGGCGCTTGAGAGGTTTAGAGACCACGTTGTAAGCGTATCTAAACGCAACCTAACGAACTCTAAAAAGAACTCGTCTAAGAAGTTGTATAACTCTATAAAGGGAAACGTCAAGGCAATGCCTAATTCGTTCTCTATGGAGTTTACGATGGAAGACTACGGAGTGTTTCAAGATGCAGGGGTGTCAGGTACGAAGAAAAAGTACAACACCCCTTATTCTTACAAATCTAAGATGCCACCTGTTAAGGCTTTTGATAAGTGGATAGTTCGTAAAGGGCTTGCACCAAGAAAGTCGGGTGGTCAATTTACCTCACGTAAGTCGCTTGCTTTTCTGATTGCCCGAAGCGTATTTAGAAACGGAATAAAACCGAGCTTGTTTTTCACTAAACCTTTTGAAGCTGCCTACAAGAACTTACCGCAAGAACTGGTAGAGGCTTACGGACTTGACGCTATCGAATTATTCAACGAACAAATAGACCAAATTATAAAGAATGGCAACAATTAATGCAAGGAGTCCATACATCGTAACAATAAACGAAACAGGACAGATTGAGACCAAGTTAGAAATCTATCTTTGGAATGGCACAGGTTCAATGCCTGCCTCTCCTGCTTACACTCTAAGTAAGAAGATACCTTCGTCTAACAATCCTGCGACTTACTACGATGTTGCGCCTTATATCCGTGAGTACATTGACCACGACACTCTACAAACCATTACAAACATTTTCACGGCTACTCCTTCAGCGCAATGGTGCAACGTAGGTTTAAAACTTTTCAAAAAGGTTACTACGTCTTTTATTCAGGTAGGTTCTACGCAAACACATTTTGGTGTTGACGGATACGGATACTATGACGAAGGATACAACCCTGCTTTAGGTAATTACTTGCTTACTCAAGGGACTTACACTTATAACTATGATTTAGGCGGTGAGTACGGATGGTTAACTGTGTACACAGGTACAGGAAACTCGGTCAAATACACGAACCTATCAACGGGCGTAAGCTATACTACAGGTTTAACAAATAACAGATGGGAAGATGTGCCGAGAGTATATCCTACTTATGCTGCGGTTGGAAACAAATTAGAAATCATTGACGGGAGCGCAAACGTATTATTCAGAGCAACTTTTACACCTAAAGAGGAATGTAAGTACACGCCTGTAATGGTTGACTTTGTAAATAAGTATGGAGCTTGGCAACGTGAGTGGTTTTTCAAAGCCAGCTACGATACATTGAACGTTGAAAACACGGAGTATAATTTAATGCAAGATACCTACCCTAACTACAACATCAAGGAAGGACAAAGAGAAGTGTTTAACGCCAACGGAAAAAAGACTATCCGTATTAATACAGATTGGGTAAGCGAAAGTTTCAAAGAGGTTATTCAGCAGTTGATGTTGTCGGAAAGAATCTTGATAAATAAACTACCTGCAAAACTAAACACCAAAAACACGGAGTTATTCAAAAGCATAAACACTCATATGATTAACTACCAACTTGAGTTCGAATATGCTTACGATGTTATCAATTCAGTAGTCTAATGAGAAAGGTACAACTCTACATCGAAGGTAACCGCATTGAGTTATTCAATGACGAGCAGATTCAAGTTACAAGCTCTATTCAAAACGTTCAGGACATTTCTAAAACGTTTACGGATTTCTCACAAGGATTTACCGTGCCTGCATCTGATGTCAACAACGCATTCTTTGAGCATTGGTATAATTCGGACATTAACTTTACAACGGATAACAACCTACGAAAAGACGCATACATAGAAATCAACCTAACTACCTTTCGTAAGGGAAAAATACAATTAGACGGAGCAACGCTTACAAACGGTAAGCCGAGTTCTTACAAACTAACTTTCTACGGAGAAGGCGTAACGCTTAAAGATACCTTTGGAGAGGATTTACTGTCTGATTTAGATTATACGGCATTAGCTCACAATTTTACATCTGCGCAGGTTTTATTGCGTATCCAAAACGCTACTAACACTTACGATGTAAAGTATCCTCTAATCACGTCTAATCGCATTTGGGAGTATCAATCCATACCACCAAATGCACCACTACCGAACTGGTTAGTAAATACGCTAACGCAAAACGACATTCATACAAATTCAGGAGCAATATATAAAAACGAATTATTTCCTGCATTACGAGTAGCGAGAATATTTGATTTGATTGAAGCAAAGTACGGCATAACTTTTCAAGGTGCTTTCTTGCAAGATGAGCGTTTTACAAATTTGTTTTTATGGTATAAAGGTAAAGAGGTTTTAGTTCAGTATTCTACTCCGTTCAGTTTGGTTGCTGATACTATCACACCAACTTTTACAAACTACGATTTAACGAATGCCTACACATCGGCTACGAACTCGGTTCAAGTTCAAGAATTAGCTGGTGTAATTACGCACCGCTTGATTTACGAAGTTACCGCAACAACTACTTCACAAAATTATAGCATTGACATTTACCAAAACGGAAACTTGTACAATACAATCACAGGTTTCGGCACGGGAGTTTACACCTTAGATACAATAACTCAAGTTACGGGCTTAGATGTTACTTATACTTTTAATATCCGTACTGAGGGCGCTAACGTAATTGACTCCGAGTTAAAATATGAGGTTGACTACATTACGGCAGGTTCGGTAAACACAGACTATTTAACGGTTGTTTATGACCCCTTGACCGTAAACTTAAGTATTGACCTTGCGGCAAACGCACCTGTTATGAAGATAGCTGATTTCTTGTCAGGGATTCTTAAGGTATTTAATATGACTGTTTACTCAATCACGGACGAAGAGTATTGGGTAGAGCCGTTAGATGACTGGTATAGCAAAGGAGCGGTTATTGATATTTCGAAATACACGGACGTTTCTACGATTGAACACACTCGAATGCCGCTCTACAAAAAGATAACATTTAAGTTTCAGGATTCAGAGTGCTTTCTCAATAAAAACTTTTCTCAGACCTTCAGCAGAAGCTACGGAGATACGACATATCAGTATAATTATGACGGTGGTGAATTTACGGTTGAAGTTCCTTTCGAGAATTTATTGCAGCAGAAATTCACAGGCACTGACTTACAGGTAGGATATTCGCTGAACGGAGAGTTTGCGCCATACATACCTAAGCCAGTTCTGCTCTATCAATACACGAACAAAACCTGTAATTTTAAATACCATAACGATGGCGGAGGTCATTCAACGGTTACAAGCTACACGCCATTCGGTCAAGACTTGCTTTACAACGCCACGGACTATACTTTAAACTTTGCACCTGAGACAAGCTCACTATTATCAACACCTATACAAAATACACTTTTCGCTAATTACTACTTCAGCTACTTATACAATCTTTATAATTTAAAGCAGCGTTTGGTTAACGTAAAGGCAAGACTACCTGTGAGCCTACTAACAGGATTGCAGTTAAACGATAGGCTTGTAATTAGAGATAGAAGGTATATCATCAACGAAATGAAAACGAACCTAACGACAGGAGACGCAGACTTACAACTTATCTTAGATTTTAGACCAATCGTAAACTCTACAAACCCTGCTCCTAAGGTATCAACGGAAGGCGGTACGATAAAATATATCATTAACCTACCAAACAACGCAGTAGAGGCTGCCTTTACTTGCGCAACGGCTGGTGTATCATTTAGTCCAAATCCGATGACTACAAGCGGTGTATTAATTATTACTTTGCCTAGTGGAGCAGCAGGAACGGTCTACACAATTGTCGTTACCTACACTTACTTGGATGGCAGCACAACAACCGAATCTTTTTATATTATACAATGATAAAGCAAATAATAGCAATGCTACAACTTGATAACTTCTATGGAGAATCCGAGTTGATTGATATAGCCAAAGGAAAACACGAACTGACTACGTCTATGAAAAAAATGTGGAAGCAAGGTAAACGTGAACTAACTAACAAGAAAAATGGCAGAAGTTAAGACAATAAAAATAGACGTAGATACTAAACAGGCAGTTGATGCAATGGAGAACCTCTCCAAAGCAACTAACGATGTTAACAAGAGCTTTGAGGAAGTATACGGAGACTTGCAACCGCTTACCACTCGTATGGGTGAGGCTGAGGATAGGTTGTATGAATTAGCCAATGCAGGACAAACGGCAACACAAGAATATCAAGACTTATTAGAAACCGTAGGGCGTTACCGCAAAGTTCAAATTCAAACGGATATGGCAGTAGACGCTGCTGCTACCACGATGGCTCAAAAACTTGGTGGTGCTTTAGGTGGTGCTACGGCAGGTTTTGAATTGATGCAGGGCGTGATGGGTACTTTTGGCGCTGAATCAGAAGAAGTAGAAAAACTACTCCTTAAGGTTCAGTCTGCAATGGCTATCTCTCAAGGTATTCAAGGTGTAAGAGAGGCTATTCCTGCTATTACTGCTTTTGGCACTGCTATAAAAACGCAAGCAATAGCGGCTTTAACAACTTTAAAGGGTGCTTTAATTACAACTGGTATTGGTGCGCTTGTAGTTGCGTTGGGATTTGCAGCAAATGCTATGGGATTGTTTTCTGATTCAAGTGAAGATGCCGAGAAAAAACAAAAGAAACTTGATGACCAATTAGAAAAAACCAATAAATCACTTGAAGAACAAAGAAACTTTTATGATA